CGTACTGGTTTTCTCGCTTACACTGGGCGTGTACATTAGTTTCCTCATACACTGTATTGTAGTTGTTCTTCTGAGGGATAAAATGCCCCGCGTCCATATCCCTAAAGTAATGAGGCTCACCACAAGTAATACACCGAGCAAACCCCGCATCAACACAATCACGGAGCCTGATATATAAGCTAAACCACTTCCATAGAGTTTTCTCTCTCTTAATAGCCACAATCTCATTCCTTATCTTAAGTTGTTTGATGCGCTCTTTCTGATTCACTAGTATTTCTTACCATGCTTAAATTCACGACCGGCATTATACAACATCTTCTGCTCTACATGAAAAGCTAAATCTACACTCATCAACAATGCAAGAGCTTCTACTGACTTAATAGCGCCAATTATCCACACGCCACACTCAAACTGTTTAAAGTCATCCTCTGCTTCTCTCATTGCAATCCGATGCACCACGCCAAATATCTCATTAATAAGGAGAAACTTGTCTTTAGTATACTCATCAGTACTCTTATTATAGATTTCACTAGCTCCATCAAGATCAGCCTCCTTGTGTCCTGCATAGTCTAATAGGCGCAAGAACACATCAGCCAGCTCATCACCTGTTGAATCTTTAATGAACGTCTTGAACGCCTGTGCTCGTTTTACTTCGTTGCCTTCACGCATTGCTAATCTAAATAAGTCAATACGAGCAATTAGCCCTTTACTGTCTGCACCGATTAGCTCGCCGAGTTCACCACTAACTAAAGCTAAATCGCGCTGAATATTCACCTCGTCGTGAAATCCTTTTTTGATTGCATTTAGATGGACTTCATCTCTTAATTCGTTGTACATTATTTTCTCCTTTTATTTTTATACTACCACTTGACAAACGCGATTTTGAATTACATAATAACATATGTGTTCATGTGACTATGGCACACGACACTAGTTGTTATATGTGTTGATTTATCCCTTTTGGCAGTTCTCTCCAATGTGTAGGTCTTACATATATCCCACCCATTCCTGTACTCCAATATTTACCATCCCAACTAGCAAGCCCTATCGGTGCATTGTTAAAGTCTCTAGTAACTAATATCCTTTTCCCTGTTGGAGCTGAATCTATAGTCCTCCATATCTCGACTTCTTTCTCAAAATCTGATTCTAGTATTTCAACTAAGTCTTTTGAGTTTACAACATCAGAACTGTTTGCTAATTTTCTAATTCTTTCTAATTGTGATTTCTGAAACTCTTCTGTTATTGTTTTCATATTCTACCCTTCTTAAAGTTTATCATAACCGTAGTGGTTGGTAAGGACTTCGGCTTGAGCCTCGCCTACCACCACGGTGTTATTTAGCGATATTGTATCATTCCGTAATACTGTCCACACTTCGGACAAACGTGGTCTGTATCTCCACCAATTCCTACACCATCACACCAGTAACAACCATCTTTACGTTCTTTACCTTTTTTGTATTTCGCGCAATCAATGTTACAAGTTTCTTCTGTTGGCTCGCACTTCATCAAATGTGTTTCTTGTCCTCGATGTCTGCAAGAATACTCACCGCCTTTAAATTTCTGTTTCACGCTCAACTCCATCGGCTACAAGTTCACCAGACTTTGTTTTTTCAATTCCATCTCCATCTTTCCACTTAGCAGTCATTTTTACAGGAGTAACAACCCACGCTACATTTTCAAGAACTGATTGGCACTCAGAACACTCTATGCGATTGTCTTTTCTCATTGTCCACTCAACACACCCACACTCACACGTATAAGCTAAATCTTTGTCTTTACACATAACATTCTCTTTTCTATTAAGTTTATCATAACCGTCCACGTTGGTTATGTCCTTCGTTTCACTACGGCAAACCACGTAGCTGTTATATAGCTTCTACTCTATAACAGTGAATACACATCTTAACACCGCTTACTTTTTCATTTTTAACCTCTACAAATTCGTGTTCACAGTTTTCTGGCCACGCAAGCTCTGCTACAACCTTTTCTTTATCTGCAATTTCAGAGTAACACTTTTTCAACTCTGCCACTAATCCACGGTTGAAATCTGAGCATCCAACAAGAACAGCACTGTCTTTTAATTTATAGTACTCAGCACCACCAAGCTCTATTACTTCTTCTATTTGGTCTAACATTTGTACTCCTATTTAAAGTTGTTCATAACCGAGCGCGTTGGTAGGACTGCGGCTTATGCCTTGCCTACCACTCGGTTGTTATATGTCTTTTTTATACCATAGCTTTTCAAACGAATCACTGTTTTCAAATATAACAACTTCTGATGAATTATCACCTCTGTAAGAGTCGCTATGAAGCAAAGCATACTTAACAGTTTCTCCAAGCTTCCAAATAAAGCCCTTTTCAAGCAATATTGCTTTAATTAGTTGAAATTTATTGAGTTTCATTTTCCAATCCAACCACCTCTCATTAACATAAGCCATTTCAACTTTTTGACTAGGTTTATCATATCCAAAAACAACAACCTTATTTTCTATTACTTTCATAAGTCATAACCTTTCATATTGGTGTGGCTGCACTTCGTTTGCCCACCATCTGGGCATTATAAGTGATTACTCTTGCTCTGTTGGAGTTTTGTTTTCGATTCCAAGCAAAACAAGCAATTCACAAAATTCATCTGCTGAAACACATTTATCATCAATTTCTGCCATTTTTTCTATCAAATCGCTAAAGTTAAACAATGCACTCCAACCGTCGTCATAAGCTGTCAACTTTGGAACAATCCTACCGCAAAGTTCAGAAAATTCAATTTCAAATTCCCCCGTTGTTCCTCCTTCTGGATGATAAAACCCAATTGAAATTTTATCATCGAATTTAGAGTTTCTTAAATTTGCATCTGCATACCAAGCTTTTGAAAGCTGGATAAATTGCCTTTTACATTCGCTATGATCTTGCATTTCTATCTCCTAAGTTTGAAAGTCATAACCGTATTCGTTGGTGATGACTTCGTTCCTCAGCCCACCACGGGGCTGTTATTGAAACCCGCCACTCTCAGAAGGAGGTTCACCAAATCCACCGCCGTTATCACTACTAGGTGCAGAGTCGCCACCAATCTTATCAAGAAACTGAATAGACTGTGCTATGATCTCTGTCTTGTACCGCTTCTGCCCGTTCGCATCATCCCATGAACGAGTCTTCAGCGATCCTTCTACATACACTGAACTACCCTTCTTGAGATACTGTGCACAGTTCTCGGCCTGCTTATTCCAGACTACAATATTGTGCCACTCTGTTTCCTCTTGCTGAACGTCTTGGCTGTCCTTGTAGCGATTCGTAGTAGCTACTGAGAAATCTGCCACTGCTGCACCGCCTGGTGTTCTACGTAGTTCGATATCTTTGCCTAAATTTGCTATCAAGCAAACCTTATTAAGTGATCCTGCCATTTTAACACTCTCTTTCTAAATTCCCATTAATTCTAATTCATCATCTATCATGTTACTGCAAATAATCCCTTTAGCTCTCATCATATCAATCATCTTCTCATCACGCTTAATCAAAAACTGAGCATACTGCAAGTGCTTAACTAGTCTAGGGTCATAAAACACAGCATACCATGCTTCAAACTCACTCACCATCATTGAAAACTGACACTGAGCAATAACCTTTTTCGGAACTTCTTTGCTGAGAATTATAGGGATATGATTTTTAGTATCATAACACTTTATCTCAGTGCCGATTTTAGTTCCTTGAATAGCACCATCAGGAGAGAAACCGTACCGATAATCCTTTGATGATATAAAGCCATACTCCTCAACTTGACACATATTCTTTTGAGAGAATACTTTTCTAGCGTAAGGCTCTGTATCAATACCCCATTGAGCTGATTTGCTACTAAAGCTATCAAACTCAGGGTCAATTACAGCCATCTTATGTGCAAGTTCTTCAGCGTAGGAGATTAAACCCGAGCCAATGCCATCACCACTTTTCCCGTTCACGAGGTAAAGCTCACCCTTAGAAGCTGATTGTATACCCATCTTCTCATAGTGCCACTCATCAGTGCCTTGCTCAACCATTGATACGTTTAGTATCTCTTCATTAAACATTCTGAAGCAACTTATAAGTGTCAGCGTCTACAGTAAAGTATTGATTGATTTCCTCAAGAGTCATTTTTTCATCGCGTACTTTGCCGATAGCCATATCCCATTGCTCATGATCGGACGTAAGAACGGGAAGCCCTGAAGCAGTTTGAGCAGGGAGTGTTTTAGATATACGAATACCACCAACTCTCTGCCCTTTCATCTCAACATCTTTATCTGCATAAAGCTCAATAGTAAGGCCAGCCCACTTATTAATATCAACGGAATCGGCGAAGTTTTTTAATATCGCTCCGTTTGTTGCGTTGATAACGAGTGGCTTAATTGGCTCTTTGAAATATGCAATGTTGCAATTGATTTTTCTGCCAGCGACAACAGTTTTGTTTGCTCCTGCGAATTGCTGAACTCTGTCAATTGTGACAATCGGGCGAACGCCATTTTCCGCAGCTTCTTCAAGGTCAACCACTCCGAGGTGGTCACTCTTATGGACATTGCGGTAGTTGATTACTTTCTCTTCACTCATAAACCCTCCAAGGCTCATTGTTATTTCTTAATTAATATACTACTATTACATTGATAGTGCAAGTGTTTATTTAATATTCGCATTCATTGGGTAATGGAATTGAACTATTAAAAGCTTCATACGCCCACATTCTAACTTCTTCAGCGTATTTATTAAATTCTTTCTTACTTAGCTTGGTTGTGCTCTTGGTATACTCCGTACCTGCAATACCTTCCTGCCTTTGCAAAAACTCCGCCTTACAGTACTCGTGTATCTGAGTGAAGGAGTATGGAGAGTCTTGGTTGATGATCTTATACACCACGCCATGAAGATAGGCGTTCTGCCTTGTTGACCTTGTGCTGTCAACTTCTTGTACAATAACCTCGCACTCCTTACCCTCAAAGCGATTGATTGAGTTCTTAAGGAATGCAGGATTTTTAGGTGTGAACTTTGAATTTTTCACAGTGCCTATATGTGTAGTCTTAACCATCTCCATCCACCTCTTCAAAGTTAATCTGTCCATTTAAACAATACACACACATCATCTCACCGTCAGGCGTTTCTATTAGCTGCACCTCTTCACCTGGATTACCGCATGTTGTGCAACTTGATTTAGTCATAGGAACTCCATGAAAGAAAGTATGTGCTTAACTACATCGACATTCCATCCGTCACCAATTAAACACGCAGCCTTGTTTCTGTTAAGCTGGCTAGTATACCCATCAGGAACACCATTACACCTCTCAAGCTCTAGCTGGCTCAAATATCTACAACTGTTTTTATCTTCTTTGTCTTCAAACACTATAGTTGTAAATCCTGTATCATAATACCTGTGCAGCATTTTGCTTTTTGTCACCAGTGGCCTTGAGTCACTCTCAAGCAAACATCTAGCCTTTAGCCTGTCAGCATAACCGCTTTCAAGAATATCTTGAAGTACAACTGGGGTCATATCTGGAAGAGGTATATCGCAAAATGAATTGCCGAATAAATCAAAATATTTTGGCCCTATATTAGTCCAATAAAGCCGGTCCCTGTATGCAGCAGTTACTCTTGATCCACATATCCTAACAGGCTCTATCTTTAGCATATCAGATATTTCCCTGTACCACTTGCCATCCATAATGACATTTTCAAGGACAAAGTAAGTTGGGTTATAATGGTTCTTTATTTCAAAATATTTATAAAATAGCCCTGACTTATCTCCATCTAGCCCAAGCCTCTCTTTATTACCACGAGAGAAGTCTTGGCAAGGTGAGCCACCTATAATTAAATCAATCTTAGGCAAATCCCACTCTTTCCATTTTGTAACATCGCCGAGCTGAATTGTGCCAGGGTAATTATGTTGTGTCACTTGGATAGCATGGGGCTTAATCTCAGCCGCAAAATATTTGTCAACCTTAACTCCTAGTTTATCGAGAGCAATTTGACCACAAGACATCCCATCAAATAAGCTTAATACATTTATTCCGTTCACAACGCCCTCCGAACCTTAACTAACTCCCACCCTCTAAACTCTTTCTCTGCTCTCATAGCTCCATAGATTTGCTGATTAGTAGCAGCAAAGAACTCCGCGCAATCAATCACACTATCAAACTCTTCGCGCTCATTACCCTTAGTCGCAACCACCCCAAACCTCGCTGGCTGCTTCTTGTACTTCTTACCCTTCTTTGACGGTTGCCCTATAGCTCTCTCAAGACAACTGCCGCGATCACCTGAAGTATACCGAGCAAGAACCGTAGTATATGACACTCCTGTTTTCAATTCAATAGCGAGTGCCATCTCATTCTTACTGTTATATCTCACTTTATTATGAGTAACCTCTTTAGCTACAAACTTGGTAGGAGTAAAAGTTCCCTTCCGCGCTCTAACTTTAGTCGGTAATCCTCCGATGTGTTTAAGGGCGCTTCTGCCGTGTTTTTTAGTAAGAGAGTCTAATTGCTTGTCTGTAAGCTTAAACTCGCCTAGAGCATAGCTCCTATTAACTCTTACGCTATTGTACCACCAGTACGGCTCAACCTCTTTGCGCTTTTGCGGAATATCTGACACCTTGTAATCCTTCTCTATCTTCCAATCTTTGTATTCTACCATTACTTTATCTCCTTGCGAATAACTACTAGCACGAAAGCTACGACTAGCAGAACTTTGTTTACTACCCATCCAAGTATGTTTATTAACATTACTTCCACCAACCTTTCAACTCTTCAGCTTTTTCGGCTGTCTCAGCAATGAGGAAAGGAACACAATGACGAAAAGACATTGCTGAGTAGTTTACAGGGTAAAAAAAGACCATAATCCAGCTTTCTTTTCCGACAACTTTCCCGAACGGCATCAAATCCCATTCACCGTCACCACGAGCAAACCAACAAAGCTCACCGACTGGGATATCTTTAGGAGTGAAGTGGCTGATCCTAGGAGGCCAGCCCTCACTTCTGGTTGTGGTTATAAACACTCCTGCGTGAACAGCTACAAGATGATTTTCCAGCCTTCCATCTAAAACTTTAACGCTACAAGGCCACCCGCCAGAATCGCTCAGCCCTCTATAATTAGGATTAATAAACTCATCACTCAAAAACCCGTTCTCAAATATTTCTTCTTTCATCTCACTACACCTTTCTTAAAATGGCAAGTTCTCATCTACCAACTTAGCCCCTCGTTTACTGTCACCTTTGAAAATTATGATCCCGCCACTGTCTGCCATTCTATCGACAAAACTTTCACCCACTGAAGCAATAAAGTTTTCTGGTTTCTCATTACTTATTAAGATCGTAGGCTTCATTGAGTCGTAACGCTTATCAATGATATGGTTCAGAGTTCTATTTTCAAACTCAGTATTACCACGAACCTCATAGGCATCAATCACAAGAAGATGCGGTTTTAGGTACTCCTTCACCGCTCCTTGCTCTGTAGTGTCGTTACTCTTACTACTGCCGCTTCTGATACTCAAGAACACATCAAACGCTTTCGCATACATTGCGTTATACCCAATCTTCCTACAACAATAACCAATAGCACAAACCGCGCTCTGAGTCTTACCTGTTCCTCTGTCGCCAAGAAGCACACACAGCCCACCGCCAACAAGACTAGCTTTTACTTTCTGATAACTACCTCTCCACTCTTCGCATTGATTATCGTTTGGCCTAAATTCCATGTGTCTCTTTGGAACTCCAGCCTTCTGATATCTAGCATACCACTCTTCCATGATTCCCCCTACTGAATAATCAATGAGTTAATATCAATTTTTCTAGTGAACTGCGTTTCTATTTCTTTTGATGCAGGAGTATTTTTAGCCCATCCACGCATTGTTAGGTTATGATTGTCATAGTGTTTCTTTTTATGATTCTCAAGATACTCATCAAGTCCTTTTATCATTGACTTCCAGTTACTAGAATAATCAACCTTCAATTTTTCAAGTTGAGCATCAGTGAGAAGGACATGTTTATATTCACCGTGTTTGTGCTTAGGGTCTTTTGCTTTTACCTTAGCCTTAGCCTTATCCAACTCCTTATCCTTATCCAGTTCTTTATCCTTATCCTGTGCACCTCGTGAGGTACTAATTAGCCCCTCATTAGCCCCTAATAAATTATACTTCTTAAGCTGATTAATAACACTTTTGTGTGCATTATTGGATTCATTAAGCTCAGAATACGAAGAAACCTTATACTGATATTCAACAAAAGAAGGTATGAAAATCTTATCTTCACCTATCCATGTGAACAATTTACCAAGAGAATTTAGATCATCCTCAGTAATCGTTTCACCTATCATATAAGTCATTAATCCTAAATCGACATCAAGTATACCTGCATGATTACAATTGTCCACAAGGAACCGAAACAAGCATTTAATATGTGGGCTTGAAGTTCGGAACCATTTCTTTTTCCATAGGTCGGTATCTGTGAATCTATTTGCCATTATACAGCCTCTTCTAATATTAGTCTCTCAATAAACTCAACAGCATCTTCAAGGCCTTGCATCCACCCATTAAGCCAAACGCCACAACCTTCACAATCAGGGTCACGCGACTCTCGGCTAAGGTCTCCTTCTGGAAACTCCATAGCTTTAATCTCTTCAAGCTTTTTCTTGAGAACGTCAACTTTAACTATCATAACTTCTCCTTAAACCAAAAAACGCCCATTAAAACAGATATTGGGTGGTATGCCCTAGCGACCGAGACAATCGCGTTTATCTGCTCTAATGAGCGTTCTTGTGTGCCTCGTTGTCAAAGCGTAGGCTACCAACCCTACGACATTAATATAATACTATAATACAATAACCGTTAATAAAAACGCAGTTATCAGCAAAATAAAGATTAGCCCTACCACTGAAACAAACGGCTTCTTCTCTGCTTGACCGCATACATCACACGTTTCAGCGCCCTTGAACACTGAGAACAGTAACCAAAAAACAAGCCATCCGCCACCAGTGCAAATTGTGATGATGAAATGTAAAATGTGATTTGGCGCACTTTGTGTGTGCTTCGTTCCTGTGTTGCATAAACTACAGTACTTGTGAGTTACTTTTTGCATAATTACACCTTGTTAATGATTACGACATCTAAGACAGTTACAGCCTTTAGAATGCCCCCAATTGATACTCTTAGCCTTTTCCTGAAACTGTTTGAGTGAGAATGACTTTACTGTCATATCTCCTTTCCCTCCTTCAGTTCCACGACTCTCTGATGATTGTACTCTTGTTGTGTTCATTTGTCAACCTTATTTTAAATACTTCTCAATCATCAAACCATAGCACCCGTGCTTCATTCTAACCCCTAATATTTTCTTTGGGCGTATTCTCACATTATCCGTTTGATATGATTTAAAGAAAGGCGGGAGCCAAACAGGAGGTATATGGCAAACAGGGTCGCCATCCGTATTCACGCGTACATGATAGAAGTCAAGAGAGCGCGTTTTGAGCAATGTAAACACTCTAGGAGAGCCATACGTCACACAAAGGATTTCTAGTCCATGTACAAGCTCTGCGTATAATGCGAATATCTGAGCTAAAGCGCCGCCTCTTGAGTGTCCTACAACTGTGATAGGCTTCTCTTTCGGGCAATCTCTGATAACTGATTCTAGTATGCGAATACCGTCTTTATAAAAATTATGATGGCAGCCGTTTGTAATAGGGTATCCATTGAAATTACCTTTCCACTCTTCTTTGTCTCCGTCGCTTCCATTGATAGCTACGATAGTTTCTTCTTTGCAGTTGTATACTGCTACTTCATCACAGCCTATTTTGAACTGGTCAAAAGAGATCGCGTGATTTTCTCCGAATTTATTTGTTTTGGTTTTCTTTTTGACTACTTGAGTAATAGCGTCTACACTATCCCAATAGTAGAGAAGAGATTCTTTATCCATTACCATACTCCGTTATGTTCAAATGAAAAGTGGCCTGCGTCACTGATTATCATAGGTGCTGCCATACTTGATAGTGACTCCCAATACTCATGTAAATCACCCCATGCTGCATGTTGAGATGATTTAATGTGCTCACTCTCTATCATTAGATTAGCGTCAAAGGCAAGGCATAGTTTGTGGGTGCTGTTCTTGTGGCCGTACCCTTTTTTGATACCTGTCTTGCCGTGTAGTCTTGGGTCGCGGAAACAGTCGCCTGTAATTATACCATAACCTTGTTTAGTGGCATAGCATAGCAGAAGGCCAAGGCATCTTGAAAACTCTTGTTGCTTTTCTGATAGTCTCATATTTCCTCAATTACTAATTTGACAATAGTTAGTATTTAATTAGTAGTTCAATGTTTAGTAGCCCAAAAGCGTTTGATTTCCTGCTCTGACATATCAGGATAAGTGCCACGAACTGCACCGATGATAGTAAGTTTCATCAACTCAATACGCATAAGAGAGCGCATCTTCTTGTCTATGCAAGCGCTGTTTACTTTTGAATCCTCCAGGTATTTCGCAAACTTTCCACGAGACAGCCGAGGGAATAACACTTTCCAATCTTCATCAATCTCTGACACCGTTAGATATAATCCACTCATAGAAACATATTCACAATGTTTCTTAGTTGCGATAGTATCCTTGATAGGAGGGAAATGGTTTCTGAATACTGAGTTGAGAGTAAAAGATTTGGTTTCCTTCTCAAGTATACCAGTAATAAGCATTCTATAAGAGGCGTTGATCCTGTCTGAGTCTCCGAAGAAATCAGAGAACGCACGACAATAGAGATTAATAATGTCTACATTAGAACGTGCAATCTCACTTTCGGCATCGTGGAATACGTCCCAATACGTAGCTTCAAGCTCGTAGTCCTTCGATATGTCACTTGAGAACTCTATTCCATCACGGCCAATATGAGAAACGCGACCTCCAATAGAGAACGCGAATACCATAAACAGTATGATAATAGATAGTAATATGCTATTCACATTTGAGTTGTCTGCGAGTATCTTGCCAAGTAGCTTCATTCGTAACCCCATGATTAACCTACTTTCAATATAAGTACTGTAGAAACTACGTGCAGATTTTTCATACAAAACCTACACGCACATTTTCTATTCTGGCACAGCCTGTACTTCTTGTGCCAGTGCTAACACTTCCGCTTCATGCGCTTTCATCACGTCAATATTCTGCAAGAGTGTTCGCATGGTCAACTCCATGTTTTCAGCTTGCTCAACTGTGACAATCTCTAACTCTACCGCAAGCGCGATTTTGAGAATGTATCTCTCGTGCACTCCTACTGACAAATCGTCGAGGTCAATCTTGTGACTGTCAACTTCAATCAGCCCGATGTTTGTTACGCCCTTGCCATCCGTCACCACCGTCGGTGTGCGGAGGGTTACGATCTCGGGGTGAAACTGTCTGTTCTTGCTGTCTATTTCTCTAGCCATGATAGGCTCCTATCTTTGGTTATGCTTTTTTTCTAGCGTACGTAATATGGAACCTGTATGTTCCCGCTGACAGTGAGCTAAATGTTGGTCGCACTTCACCAGAGCCCGCGTGAAGGTGGCAGGTATGTGTCACCTCTGAAGAATTTACAAAGGATACATTTGACACTTCGTCATACGGCCAATAATCCGCATCAACCGTTATTATTCCAACATTAGGGGAAATCCCCGACGATACAACGGTCTCCATTGAAAGGGTAATTGTTGACGCGTTGGAATATGACTTGTCATTATTAATCGTCACATTGGTTCCCGCCGCGTTTGTGAGTTCAGAGATTTCTCCGAGAGCACCAACACTCGAAATAGCTTCACCACCACGAGCGATAATCTGCGCGGGTGTTTCTGTGGTGGTTGGCTTGTCAATGTTGGTGAGGCCGCCGTTAGTTGATATGTCAATATCCTCGTCTAGGATCGTATTCTCTACCACCAAAGATGAGGCTCCGCCATCTTTCGTAATCCCTGCCGCGTTGACTTCGACGTGGTTACCGTTTGTGCCATCATTAAACGACAGCAAATCAGCCTTTAGTAGAGATGTGTCTGTGCCGTCGTCTAAGAGAATTGCGTCTGAAGCTAAAGTTAAAACGTTAACGCCATCAGTATGAACGGCATTTTTATCTGTAACAGGGTTAATGCCAAGAACATCATCATAGCTTTGGTTATTTGCCCCGCCTCCACCGCCACCCTGTTGAGAGATTGAGTGCAAATAGAAAGTGTCACCATTTCCTGTAGCATCTAAAAACCCACCTGAAAGATTACCTTTTACAATGAAGGATGCGACAACTGCAACGTCTCTAAATACATCATCATTATTTGTTAAGGTTTGTTCTTCTGTTTCAATTGCCTCTCGTGCTTCGTTTTCTGTTGAGTACTTTCCCTGTGGAGCTAGTGCGATAACCTTCTGGCTTCCGCCGTCGCCTATGCCAATATGCCCTATTACATAGTCATTTGAAGGGCATATAAGAACTTCAAAATTTCCAGTGCCACCGTTTATTGAGTTGTAAATTGCGTTCGTGCCAGAAAGCCCAACGTCCTCAGCTTTTATTATTGGCGTTCCCGTTGGAGCTGGTGATACAGAAAGATTTATGTTGAGTTGCCCCGCATCATCAACGCCGTTGTAGTGGTACCTAAGCCACGTTGCCGCGTCTGCATTTGTCGAAGGAATGGCAAACTCAAAGTCACGAGCAGAAAGGTAAGCAGCCGACGTGTATCCTGTTGTAGTGTCGCCAATCGCTGCGGTGAAATCAATCCCTTCCCCCCTGACGCCTTGCAACCCTTTTGAGCGGTATGAAGCATAGTTCTCTACATGGTTCGCTTGACAATCTTCCCACCTTGCAATAGCAAGAATGAAAATATTAAGATCAGCGTCGTATTTAGCAAGGTTTCCAAGACATGTTGTCTTTACATCAATCCAGACAAGCGAAGTTTTGTATTTTAATTGACCGTCTATGTCAAAGTAAGTCCATGAAGCTCGCGTTAGGTCTGCCACAGTTACAGAGAGCCTAGCGTCTTCGTTGGCAAAGCTGTAAAAGTTTGCTCCGCTCCAAAACTGAACAGTACCGCTTGAGTGTGAGTATGTAAGTGTTCTTGTGCCATCGTCAGGCGTCATTGCTACGTTATCAGGGTCAACAAATCCGTGGACAATTTTTCTCTTTGTCCCGTCTGAAATTCCACCTTCGCTTGTGCCAACTACAGAACGAGCGTCAGTAATAAAAATATTAAATATCTCAGTTGTAAAAGCAGATACATAAACAGTTGCTATCGGGTATTGTCCGGCACCTGTTACGGGTGGTTCTGGAAGTGCGCCTTCTAGTCCAGCTATGACAGAAGCAAGGCCGCCTGTATCTATTACAACTAAATCAATTCTGTCATTGGATAGTGATGCTGGAGTAATTACCGCTGTTTGTGCTGCAACTATGGCACCGCTCGAAAGAACACCGTCCGAAACAGACACAGACATTGCAGGCGTCGCTGATTGTGTCGTGTAGAATTGACCGCCAAGCTCATTGTTAACGGCAACACTTGAATCAATGCCAGCTTTATATGTTGCCGCATCTTGAGAAGTGAAATCAGGCAAAGTATAGTTAATTGTCATTTTATCCCCCTATATCATAAAGATATATTATTTGCATTGGTTCTGTTTATATGTAAATTGCGCTATGCGTCAGTTCCGACTCTTAAAAGAATATCTGTTGAGAAGCCAGACTCAATTCCTTGATTATTTTTTACGCCAAATCTAAAAGCCTCTTGACCGCTATCAGATATAAGAGCCGTGTATTCTTGCTCAAACTCTATTGGATTACCCCAAGCGCCTTCAATCTTTTCCCAGTACACTAATTGAACCTTCGCTGGCTTAGTGTCTCTGTCGGGGTAGCCGAATTGCTGGAGTGTAGAAAACGCCAATCCACCAACCTGTAAAATAGTATCAGGAGATGGTGTTTCTATTTCCACAAACGCAAGCAAATAATCTCCTCTGTCTTCACTGAAAATATCAAAAGTCTCATAGTCTTGTTCACTTGCAAGCTTTCCAGACATCGGAACAATAGCACCTGTATAATGCGTAACGGCATTCTCTTCAAATACATTGTAGTTACCACGTTCCGAGAATCTATAAAACTTAGTGCTATATGCTGGATTAAACCAATCAGGATTTGGCGTAGCTTCAGCCGTTGCTGGTTCAGAGTAGATTAAATTTTCATCAGCATCAGCAAGGAGGTATGATAAATAGTCAAACCCGCTTACAGTTGTAGCAAGCGGAGACAGTGCAGAGAACCCAAGGAAGGCAGATAGCCGCCAGTTATCTCCTATTCTCAACTCGCTTCCCGTTACCTCGGAAGATGGGTTTTCAGTCCATACAGCTACACCGTTATTGTTCAGGACTTCTATTATCTCAAAGTTAGTTGGAGTTGCAATTCCTCCGCTGCCATCATTGACAGTATGAGTTACAACAACAGCATCACTCTTAATGCCATCATCTCTATTTGCAACTATTGAGTATGTTACTATTTGGCCAACAGAAGGTGTAGCGTCCACAACATCTGCAACAAGCCTTCCTGCTATCTCAATTGAGTAGCTTTGTTGGTCAAGTATTGACGCCGTAATTGTGTATCCTACAGTTCTCACATTTGTTGATAAGTCCCATGCTAAGAACACGCGAGCTTCACCTGTTGTTGTGTCTATGGTTGTTGAATCGGAGTACGCAATAAACGATTCAACTGGTGCGTACTCATCTGGCACAATTGGCTCTTCGATATCTTCACGAGGGATAATGTCTTCTTCGTTAATATCATAAGCTCCGTTGTCGTGCTGGTTAAGGATAAGCTCAAACCCTCCTGCACTTTCGCCTGTTGTTGGATGGAGTATTTTTTCGGCAACTCTAAACTTCTCGTTGTCAATTCCCGATTCTGGATTATGAACATTCACAACATCATGTGCTTTTAAATCCTTCACCTCTTGGCTGCAGAATATTGAAAGGCCACCTTCGAGGCGCGACACGTTTAAGTTTGTTATTGCCAATCGTTGAGCTATATAGAGATTGTCTGTGAAGGGTAAGTCAAGCTCTGTCAATATCTCTTCACCATCGTCTTCAATTGCCGCTTCGTCTCGGTAGAGTGGTGTTTCGGCACTTTGCCAGTTGTTAAACCCGCTCACAAATACTGATTTAACCGTGTTGAATACTGAAGCTTTACTGTTAACACACCTGTGAACAACAGAGCCGTGGATCATTGAACTTGTGATTGTCATTACTGGTTCTGAACCTGCAGCAACCTTGAGCTCAAATTTTCCTTCATGCCATATAACAACACCGGCACAGCCTGTGAGCATTTGACTTAAGTTGTTTCCTACCTTTTGCTGAGTATCAACAACACCATCAACAGTATATCTTTGAGCGGGGCAAGGATTCTCTTCATCAAGCTTAACTTCTGAAGAAATGTCGCTTGCTAATTCCCAAGCTGTCAAATCCATATCTTCAAAAGCTACACTGAATCCATAGCGTGAATCAATCATATAATCAAAGATGTTCAATGACGCGTTCTTACTCCATGCTCTGTGATAGTCTTCAACAGATACAGCGTTTTGAATTATCGTTGCAGTACCAGGAGTAACAGAAACAATTCCACCGTTACCATAATTCCTAAGAGCATCATCAACGATCTCATCACCAAATCTTATAATATCAATATCTTCTTTAAGTAGCAAAACGCCACTTGTAAAGCTAACCCATTGAGTGTCAACATCTGTTTTCTGTATGATAGTTGAATATCTAAATGTGAGCCCTTGAGCAATTGTAAACTCTTCAAGCCTGTCATTATGAAGAAAGGTTATCTTGCCAATACCGCCATAATAAACAATAGAAACAAAATCCTTTGTTAAGTCTAGCTCAACTTCTAATATCTGATAAACTATAGGAGTGCCATCTTCATTCTCAAAACGCGCGTTGATAGACTTCTCAGCATTGTCATACCAGAAACAACCGCCAGCGCTCTTTGGAATAGAAGCAACAATATCATCAAAGTCACCAGCAAAAATAATCTTATCCCCTGCAAGAGTAGTGTTCTTCATTGTCACAGCAATTTGAAAACCATTGTTCTTTGTCTTGTCGCCACCGTAGTAAGGATCACGCAACAGCTCTGATTTATAAGATAGCTCCGTAAATGAAAGCTCCGTAGTAGCGCCAACCTCTAAAGCTGTTTGCTTGTCGTAATCTGTGATTCTAGTATCAATTACCTTGCGGCCTCGAACGATAGCTTTAATATTCGGCACTTGCGTAAACACCTCATCATTACGCTCTATTCTTATGTGGACATATGCAAGCCCTCTTAAGCGGTGACTCTCTGTCCACTCGCCGAAATCAGTTAATAGTAAAGGGTTTGCAATCTGATTTTCTCCACCGTTGAACCGTGCTATACTTACATAGGGAGATATGTCTTCGTGAAATTCAGCTTTGCTATCAAAGAAAACTGTTCCAATCTCATCAACTTCATGCCCTGCAAGAGTCAGCACAAGGTGTAAAAACTCATTATTAGTTCCACTTACTCCACTGTAAACAAGCACTCCAGAAACAACGGTTTCACCATAGAGCATTTTAACACTTGCTGTTGGTGATTTGATTATTGTCTGACTTCCTGAAACTTCTGAATTATATGTTTCTGTATCACTGTATCTTGATTTTGATATTGCAGCCGTCGCCATTGATACAACAAATGTAGTTACAGCACTTGCAACAATTACCGATGCGGCAGCACCAGCAGCAACACTACCGGCAATAGCCGTTGCTGTAGCAATTCCAGCAGTTAATACACTAGCCATTTTGTACCACCCATGATTTTACTATTCTCTTTTTATTGAACACAAGAAAACCGCCCTGCTGAAATACCATCACTTTGCCTTCATAATAGAGGCCACCAAGAAAATTATTCCTATACTTGACAACACACACACAAGGAACATCTTCACTAATGCCCTCTTCAATGCCGCTGTATAAACTAAAAATAGTGCTTACTACTGCCAGAAAGCTGTTTGCATAGTACTCGCTTTTAATTACATCTCTAGCACCTTGTTCGTCACTGTATGCACCTCTTAGTGACTCAGCAACATCAACGCCTGTCATTCTTTCAATGCAGTCAGCAACAAATAACATGCAGTCATTCTTTCCCCATTCAAAGGGCTCTGTTCTGTGCTCTGCCAAATATGTTCTTAGGCGTATACCGTAATCAGGAAGCATCTTTATCATTTGATACCCCATGAAAGGCGTGTTTCTAATTGACGGTTAACAAATTCTAAGCCTAAATCACCTGTAAAGCGATCTCTCTGCATCTCATCAGTGTATCTATATGTGTTTGCTCTCTGCCATTCTGCCATAGCTCCAGTTACTTCAACAACAATGGAAGCACTGTCGCCACTGCTCTCAGTAACCATTGTATCCATTTCGCCAGAAAATGCAAGCTTTGGTGCTGTGTCAATAGCCCAATCTTCATTGAAGTCACCAGCGTAGACATAGGCTTTTCTATTCCGATAAATCTTTGCTCTTGCTGATGCAATTTCAGATACAGGCACACCAGTAAAGCGCATAGTCAAGCGGTCAATGCTCATATCAATGTTCTCAGTAGGTGGCGTAATCTCACCGAGTATGCCAGTACCAAGCCAAGTGAATCCACCCCAATCAACATTTATAGGGCTCGTGTTTAGCCTGACATCTTCATCTTTAAACTCAAGATGAACGAAGTATACCAATCTCACAACTGGTGCTATGTTACCCATTGCAGCCCCCGCAGCCAAACCCGCTATCATTAGGATTATTGTAGCCATACCAAAAGAAGCCATGCTCAAAAGCTTCTGTGATACTATCAATATACTTCAAAGGTATGCTGTCAACTTCTGCATAGTTCAAAGCTCTGTCAACTCGTGACCATTTATATCTACTCTTCTTGTCTGGAATTTTACCAGATAAATAAACACTGTTTCCAGTGGTAAAGTTGTGCTCATCATAAAACTCAAGGTCAGTTACAACTAGAGCAAATTCATTATTAAGAACATGGTCATAACTCGCAAGTAGCATCTTAGCCCAATTAGAGCTATCGTATTCAGGAGTATTGTTAATGGGCTCAAGAACTGGTATCAAGTCGTTCTTAACTCTTGGGACATTTACAGCAATGTTAATTGGTACTGCTGGGAAATTAGCAGAAACATCACTCACGACAAGAAACGTCATTTCTCCAAGCTTTTCATTAAGCCATGCAAAATAGTCTTCATTGTCTATTATTTGCTGTGGCGTTACATCGTAAACGCTCTCAAGGTATGGTGTTGGTACTAGTGCCATGTTACGCCTCTATTGTCGTTACAGTGTTACTAATTGCATCAGGCTCTACTGCTCCAGAAGCTACACATCTGTACGGTGTGCCGAATGGGTCGCCTGTTGTGCCTACGTTTGGAACTTCCAGCGGTATAGTCGTTGCTCCTATTATATCAGACCATGAAGCAACATCGGAAAGACCATAACCCTCTAGCCTCGCATAGTCTATTCTAGTAGTGCAATAATTAGACACTTGGTATATTCCATAGTCCACAAGTGTATTATACCCAGCCACCATTGAACCCGTAAAATTAAATGAATCATCAGAGGCGTTTGTAACAGTTATGTCATAGTTTACTGTAGAGCCCGATATAGTCAGAACCCATGTGCCTGTTTTTATGTCGCTCCCAATATTTCCAAGAAGCGCACCCGTAGAAAACGACCCCGCGACGGCGGTATACATTTTAATGTCACCGAGGTTTGGAGATATTCCATCACAAAACACACCGACTCTATTTGCGAATGTCCCGTCCCCAATTATGCCGAAGTACTGGTCGGTGGCGTTCGTATAGTTGCTGATATATACCTGTTGCTCTACTCGCGTCAACTCACCCTTTTCCACACTGGAAACGAAATTACCACCCCCGACGAAAGTGTTATCCACTTCCATATAGCCCCCATAGAAAGTTGTAGCATTATTTGGGGACGAGGATAGCGCTTCCCAATTAGGATCTGATGTAACAGGAGTGCCAACACTTCCCGCGAAAGGAGGTGCAACAAACTCTGTTAGTGCTTTCTGCCATTGAATAGAATCCCAATTTTCAGCAGTCAATGAGAAGTTTGCTGTGTCTCCCGCTGTGCCTGTCCAGTCGGTAGGCTGTACTGTGATTGTTGGAGCAGTTGGAGGGTCAATCGCCTCATAAGCATCAACAACAGAGTCTCCATAAATATTAATCCACCCATTATAATCATTAAACCTCCACATTGCGAAATCAACAGATACTTCAAGGTTTGTAGAAGGCGTGTCAGGGTGGTTATATAGAAAGTCAACTATGTCAGATAGTGAATCTCTCAGCCTTATGCCGCCTGCGCTCACTGCTTCATAGTGTGGTATTACATTGCCATCAGCGTCAGTCTGTAGCAGAGAATCAAGGAATATAAAACCAACTGTATCTGCTGGAACCCCTGTTCCTATCATAATATTCAAGCCATCATATCCAAATGCTTCAGCCTCATTGTATAGGGATAGACACCACTCTTTGAACTCCGCATTTACTTCGCCTGGAGTAATCACCTTTTTAGCAGCACTTTGATACAATAGAGCGTCTGTTTCTTGCCAGTTCTCAGAACCCATCTTAACAAGGATTCTTTGAGCTCTACCCAAAGCGGAACACTGCTGAGCAAATAAGCGTGGTGAGACTCCGTTTAACGTGTCAAATTCAGCAGTTATGCCAAGCGGAGTAACAGAACTACTAATCAGAGGCGCTAAAGGCTTCCATGCTTGCAACTCAGCGTTTACAAAATTAGTAGAGTAATTCACTTCATCGTGATACATATTGAAATTATACTTAACTGGCGTATCTAGTGAAACCGCATCTACAAAATGAAATCTAAAGTTCTCTGTGAGCGCAATGGTTCTTCTGGCGTTCAACTTGGGAACAACAATAGTTACGCCATCAGTTTCTTCAAGTGAAACCTTTAGCCATTCGCCTTCACCAATTTCAGCATTAACTTCAACGCTTGATATTACTGCTCTCTGTTCGAAAGCTTCAAACGTGTCACCGACATTAGGAGCTATGCCAAATCCACTTATAGTAATATTATCAATCTGGTTGCCACTCTGATATTCAAAAGCTTCAATTACGGTTGCTTCACCTGTGCCGTAACATTCAGGATAAACAACAATGCTTATAGAAGATATCGCCGTAGGTCTGATTTTAAATGATACGTCATTGACATCTTTGAGCGTCATCTTGTCGAAGTCAAATATTGTCATTACGCCTTTATAAAGATTGCCATCATCATCTTCGCCGTTTCCACTTGTGCCGCTTTGGCCTTTTACGAAGTTGTCAAACGGCACATCATAAGAACGGCCGTTTGAGTATTCAACTCTGAAGAAGGTGTATTTCTTCCAGTAAAGTAAGTCTGACATGGGCAAAGTAGCCTGTGGCATCTCAAAGCCGAATATCAAATTTTCATTGAAATAGTTTGAGTTGCTTTCATATCTCATAGCCTTGTGAGAAACTATATCTTCTGTTGACCACTTCAATGTGTAGTGGTCTGTATTTGTTATTGCAGTAAACTCAACCTTGCCTACTTCATAGAATATCTGAGGTGTTGAAGCTCCTGGTATATCTCCGCCACGAGTTTCAACGTCGAACACTCGATAGCTCAATTGGCCTAATCCAGATGATTCAGCTTTCCAGTAGTTAGGATTGAACCGGCTAATGCTTGTGTTTGGTATTCTTACTGAGCACTCACTAAGATCATACATATTATGCCAACCATTCAAAAGCGCTAATTGAAAAGCCTTGGCCGTTTAATGGCGCTGTGATAGTCCACTTCTGCTTTTTAGTGTCAACCATGAATACGCCTTTTGGATTATCATAGACAATTGAACCGCCAACAGTAGCTATGTTTCTCATATGTGGGTTAATGTTGATTATTGCAGCGCCTGCGCCATCTGTTAAAACATCATCTTCAACCATCTTAAGTTCATTTTCACCTGTATCAGTAGGAACTTCGATGTAGTCACCAGCTTTGAGAATTGTAGTATTAAGCTGTGAGCATGTTACAGATAAAGTATTGATAGTTGGAGCACTTACAATAGTAAGAGTTGTTGAGATATCGCCATTAGGAGTAGGAGCACTTATGTCTGAGTAGTAAAACTGCACAGCACCACCACGCAATTTTGATAAGAACGCTCTGAATGCTGGTATTTGTTCAGGAAGGATAATATCCCAATTAGCAGAGAAAGCCCAATGAGTACCAAGGAGCTCTGCAACTTGTACTTCTTTCGTGAACACGCTTTTAGATATCTGAGTGTTGCTAACAATCTCCAATGATATCTGAGAAGGATTAGGCAAACTTGTAGGAAATGAAATAGGCATATTAAGACCTTCTGTTTATGGTTCTCGACATTCTGCCACCATCGTTCATCTTCTGTAAAATAGTTTGTACCGTTCTATTAACGGTTGAATCTTGTAATGCTCTCATTTCTTCTACTGTGTTCTGGTCTGCATTGCCTGCAACATTCTGCGAAGCATCGATATTAATAATCGTACTGCCGCCGCCTGAAGCCTTAACCCCTAGTTTGCCATCAGCACCACGAGAAAGGGGCATGATTGCCTCTGTGCCAGCTTCACCCATTACACCTGTTCCGCCGCCACCAAAACCAAATAGGGTAGGCGTGCTTACAATGCCACTGCTGCCGAACGCTGAGCCGTTGCCGAATTTCTGAACGCCTCCTGGAATAACATTCCCATCAGCATTAGGAACAGGAGCAGCACCGCCAATAGCTGTAACGCCATTTTGTATTGCTTTTAACGCAACCATTTGAACTATGATTCTACCTATTTGCTTGATAACATGTTGTGCAAAGTCACTCCAATCAGCTTCACCATCTGCCAACTCATCACCAAGAAGCCCCGCTAATACTTGGCCTGTCTCAAGCGCTGAAGATACAATGTCATTCCGAGCATCTTCTACAGCCCTCATTGACTCTTCTAGGGATTTGGATATATCCTTGCCTTGAGACTCTACAAATAATTGCAGTAGCTCTCCAGCTCTTTCAGAAGATATGCCTAGCTTCTCTTGTGCTTTCTCAAGTAACAGAAAAGCTTGCTCATAGTCGTGCGCCTTTTTAGCGCCTTCGTCAAGAGTGAATACAAAGTTGTTGAATGTTGTTTCTAGTGCCTTACTCTCTCTCGCTAACCTTGCAGTAATATCTGCAGCTTTCTCTGCTTCGTTGGTATAGTCTTTGAGTGACACTGTTCCATGCTGAACCGCCGTGCTTTGGCCGTTGATTACATCAGTGCCATCTTCAACACCTGTCCAAAGGTCAGCGACACCGCCTGCAAATTCTCCAACTTCAGATACCCAATTACCTATTATTTTTGGTATTAGCTTAAACTCTCCCGTAACTATTGCCCCTATTATAGCCCCAACATTCCCCAGGTTTTCGCCAGCTTGTTGAGTAACCATTATAAGTGTGCCTAGAGTTTTACCGACACCAGCAAAAATTGCATTAAGCCCTTTAGCCTCGCTACCTGTAGAGCTCATTGCGTCAGCAAATCCTTGCATCGCTGGCAACATGTTTTCTACTAGCTCAAAGCCTGCACCCCTGAGCCCGCCTTTTAACCTTGCAATAGTGTCATTAAACTCAGCAGCAGCATTAGCAGTATTTGTACCAAGGGTTAATCCTAGCTGGTCAGCCTCAACCATAAGTTCTCTTATTGAGTCAGCGCCACCAGACATTAGTTGATTCATTTCAGCACCAGAACGTCCAAAGATATTCATTGCAATCTGTGTTTTTTCGGCGCTTGTCTCAACTTTCTCCATAGCTTCAGCTACTATTAACAACTGTTCATCTGGAGTAAGCTGTATCATCTTTTCAGCAGATAAGCCGAGCTGGTCAAAGGCTCTTACTGCTGTACCAACTCCTTGTGCTGCTTCTGCTGAGTTCTTTGATATGAATTTAAGTGAGTTCTCTAAACCTTCTTGAGATACGCCTGAAATCTCTGCAGCATGATTAAGCTGAGAAAGCGCCTCTGTAGTTATGCCGATTCGTAATGATGTTTTTTGAAGTGAGTCGCCGTAATCAATGACGCCTTTTACAAAGCTGCCAAACTTGAGAGCGCCAAAGCCCACTGCAAGCCCTTTTAACATGCCACCAAGTTTATTGGAGCTATCAGAGAGGCCGTTAGTCGCAGTAGTTGCCTCATTGCCCTTTTTGGTGGTTTTACCGAGAGATACACCGAGAGCATCAGTGCCTTTTTTGGCCTTCTTTGTATCTACCGTTATTACTAACTTGCTCTCTTCAGTTGACATTTAGCGCCCCTCTAAATACTTTTCATCAAGAGCCTGCATGATTTGCGTGAACTCTTTCTTAGATACGATTAAATTAAACAGCTCTGTGTATGCTAAAACTTCTGTTAGTTTTATATTGCCATAATCACGAGACTTTGAAAGTGTTGCATAAGCCTCAATAAACCAAACAACAATCAAATCACTTTCAGGAGCATTCTCAAGAGCTTTAGGCTTCTTGCCTCTTTTTTTCTCAATCCTTTTTAGCTGCTTTATCTTAGCACCCCAGACGAGCGCCCATGAGAAATAGTCAACTATTTTTTTTTTAACTCAACAGCGCCATCATTGATATAGTTACTATTTGCCTTGCAGAAGTCCATAATATGATCTCTACACATAGGGTCTTCTTGTAGCAACTCAAGAGCATTCTCATTGCTGTATGGAACTGAAGCCTTGACGCCATCAACGGTAATATCAAAACCGTTCCAATCAACAAGAATCCCTTCTGACATAGCCAATATTACAGCTTTGTCAAAAGGCATTTTCTTTTTGAAAGCTTCCACGAGACAACTCAAATAACGGGGGTTATTATACATGGCAATCTTTAATTCAACACCTAGATACGTTGTCCACTTACCGTTTTCAATTTCATCTTTATCAGCATTGGTTATTTTTAATCCGTCAAACTTTCCCATATTAAACGACCTCGTTAAGCCATGCAAGTTCAATAGTTCCACCAAGAGCTTCATCATAGTTAGCATTGAAAGAGCCCTTTGCAAGAAGGTCTGTACCAGCTCCTTCAGCATTTACAGCAGTCTCAGTATATTTAACTTTAGGCATTGTGATTGCAAGTGAATTTCCATCAGTGTCAGTAAGTATGTACTGAAGATTGATTTTGCTCTGATTCTTGAAGTTGTTGTAATAAACCAAGTCTTCAAAGTAAACTTCCAAGTCACCAGAAACAGCACAAGCATCGTGAGCTACGCCGACATATCCAGAAGTGCCGATTGCAGTTTGACCACGAGAGCCGTTGTCAAGTGCAAGAGTCATACTCATCACATCAGTAGTAGCTGCATCGCCATCTTCATAGACATCACCAATACTGTCAACAGTATTAAGGATTGGATCATTAGAAGCATCTAAGTAGGTAGCCCCTGCAATAGCTGCAATAGCTTGTGAGTCAGTGCGCCCAATAAAAGAAACGTCACCCGTGATAATTGATTGTGCTCCAAATGCAAGGTTAAAGCCAGCGACTTCAAGACCTTCTTGTCTCATGTAAGTAGGTACAACCATTTCAGTGAAAAGGCGCTCAATCGTATAAGGCTGTTTCGTTTGGCCGTTGATTACGCTACGTGCATAGAATGTATTAGCACCACCTGCTTCAGTAACGAAAGTTTTACCTTCCATAGTCACAACGTCAATAACATCATCACTAGTAACTTCAACAACTCTCACAATACCATTATTAGCAGCTTCAGCGAAACCGCCGATTCTAAAAATAGCACCAACTCGAACACCGGCAAAGCCTGAAGTAGTTGCAAGAGTAAGTTCAATTGCATTCTGGTCAGTTGCATCGAGACTAATAGCCTCTGCAAGATTGAATGTAGTTACAGTGTTCGCCTGGAGTCCCGATGTAAGGAAGTCTTCAAGAGCGCTAATTCTCCATTCAACATTTACAGCACCACTCTCATCTACACTAGTTTGAACGCTATCTCTGATATTTCTATCAGAGTGCACTTCTGAACTATTAGTATTGCCAGCGTTGCGGTTTAAAGTCTCGCTTACAATTCCAATCTTTTGAAAAGTTGGCGTTGTAGGAGTTACCCCACAATCAACTTCTTTAACATATGCTAACTGCGTTCCGTTTGCAGTCGCTTTAGTGTCACATGCCATGTTAACTCCTTGTTTCGTCTACGTAAAAAGAAATATTAATATTCATTTGATACCAATCACCAGAAGAACCGTTGAAAGGATTTGTTACTGTTTGAAATCTTATGTTGTTCGTGCACTGTCCAGTGTAAGCGTCTTCAATTGCATCAGTGATAGGCTTTGATTTTGCTTTGCCCTCTCCCGCAGGTATGAACACTTGGACAAGAACTGTGCCGAAATTTCTAAGATTCTTATTGCCTAAAGCGCTGAATGTGTTTTCGTCATAGGCAACGCTATGTCTGCCCCATCCAAGAGTGTTTGACGATTTGCCAGCACCTTTTTGATTATCATAGAAGAAAGGAACACCGGCCAAAGCATCGTCAACATTCGTTTTAAAGAATGTGTCCAAGTCTGTTTGTATTTGTCCTAGCGCCATCTCTAAACCTGCCTTAGTGTTGCTTGTATTGATCTCTCTACCATTGAGAACGGAGCCATGTTTACAGTACCATTCTCAAGATATCCAATGTAAGGAAGATTATTCGTTATGAAAATAACCCTGCCTAATACTGGCTTAACTGTCTTACTGCTTCCTATTGATGCCGAACCACTCTTGTCAATAGCGGTTACATTTAATCCAGTGAAGGCAGTGCCGCTTGTAACTATCCAATTTGAACGAGCCCGCCCTTGGTCAACGGGAGTTTTCAGGGTCAAGTTCTTCACGAGAATGATTACAACTTTACGTGTATGATTCTCGACATCGGCCTTCATAGTTTTTACAAAGTCACTTGGTGTTTTACCCTGCCAACCCATTGTCTATTTTACCTTTTTTAGATAAAAACCCTGTCCATAAAACTCTAGCAGGGTCAACGTCAGTATCAACTATGTTATAACTCTCACCATCAATTATAATTTCATCATTGATAGCAGGAACAATATCAATTTCAGCTAATCTAACCAAGCACTGATACTGTCCAAGCCCACCTGTTAAATCTTGAGACTGCTTCTCTGTTAAACTCGTAAGCACAACTTCTACATTGTAAGGAGTGCTACCAGTGACAGCCGCGCTTGTTGCAGGGTCGTATGTAGTACTTGTCACCACATTAACCACTGCTGGTATTGGAATATCATCAAGCTTAAGCCATGCACCGGCTAACTTACTGTCGAGCTTATCCCTTAAAGCCATTATTGAGCTCGTGCTCTCGTGATAACTCCACATGAATTAGTATTGCCACCAGAATAGAAACAACCTATCTGATTGAGCAATTGAGAGACGTTAATAAAAGGATCATCTTTCATTACAGCTCCACCACCAGTAACGGCGTACTCTTCTTCAACTTCAACGGAGCCAGCTTTCACTTTTTCACGAGTAGTTGTCTTTTCTTCTGTTCTTGAGTCAGGAGCTTCATACAGAATACCTCTTGCATAGTAGTCACCAAATACAGCGTTAGCATGCTTTGCACTATCATCAGGATCATCTTCATCTATCGTGCAATCATAATTTGCGTCGATATAAATGCGTCCCCATGATAAGGCAATTTCTTTATTTGCTTCAGTGAGAGCAATCCACTCAGTACTAAAGTTGATTAGGTCTGCTTCTGCTACTGTAACGTATGCTGTAGGTAATGCCATTCTAAACCTCTTCTTAAAAAAAGAGGGTTACAATCTGCAACCCTCTTAATGTTTAACATCTTAAAAAATAAGCTGCCAAACCCCCGAATTAACCATTAGTCACAAGGAATGCAAGTTTCACATCTTTACGGCTAACTGTACGTGTCCATGAAGTAGCAACACCGATTTCAGCAAGCGTTGGAGAGTTACCTGCAACAACTGCATTGGTCTTATCCCAAGAGTAGTTGGTTGGCGTAAGAATTCCATGTGAACGACTCCAAAGGGTTTCAGTACCTTCACCAGTACCTTGATCCTCTTTGCGCTCAATAGCAATTGGCACATCAGGAGCACCGTCACCATAGCGAAAGGCATCTTGGCCGACAAGGGCAGTGATATACTTGTTGCGGTAAGTTCCTTCAATTACAGTTGTGCGGTCAGAAACAATAACCCGCATTTGACCATAATAAGAAATAGGATTGAGTCCGTCGCTATCGCGAACTGTTTCAATCAGATTTAGCTTCTTGGCATTTGCGTATACAACCGAGTGCATCACCATAGCGCCGTATGTTTCCATATTGTCACCTGATGTAAGCTGTGTATCGATTACCGCTTCAGCGCTGAATTTCTCAGCCGCAGCAGGAACACTATCAACATCGTTGCCGATATCATTAGTCATATCAGAATCGTCGTTTGCTACATTGTCAAGGTATAGACCAAGAACGTCAGCTACAGCGACTTTATCCCATACTTGCGCCCAATAATCACCAAGCTGTGCAGCGACTACTTCATTAGGCTTCTTACTTGCAAGAGCGTTCACAAGACTTGCATGCGACCAACCGTTATTGAAGAACAGCTTAAGGGCGATTACTTCAATCATTGAATTTTTCTGAGGAGTAGCTGTAGTAGCTGCATCAGAAGATACGTTTGGATCAGCATCAGCAATATGCTCATAGCGTCCAAGGTCGATATCCTTACCGACATTACTTTTACAGAACGCTTCAATTTTAGCGTCAGTTGTTACAACACCACTTCCGAAGAAGGCGGACTTTTCCATGATTTTGAGTGCCACTTCAGGCGCTACAATCTCAGGAATAATTACATCGGCAATTTGAGTTAAAGCCATTTTATACCTCTCAAGTTTAGTCGGTATAAAAAAAGAACCGACAGTTAACAAAATTTTTAGTTTCGTAACTATCAGCACTCAGGCTAATAAGTTGGGTTGTCTTCTGGCACTCAGACCGTCGGACTTCAAAGGTTGGGAGACTGTGCATTTTGTAGAGACAGCCTCCCTCGCTTTGGAGGGTCGTAATCACGGTGTAGGAGATTACTACTTACTAGTAATATAGCATTTATTATTGATTAGTGGTTAAATTTTATTAATCAGCCTCTATCTCTATTGTGTATTCATCTTCCCAAGGTCGCGGGTCTGCTAATACGTGTATAAACTTATCATCTCCATAGAACACCAATGCGCTTCCGTAACGCTTTGTGATGTGCTTCAGCATTAGGTGTTTCGGCAACATCTCCTTAATACGCTCAATCACTGCTTTCTCGTAGTCTTGGGCGTTTACTGTCACAGTATTGCCAGTACTCCACATCTCAGACAAGTCACTGTCTGCATATTTGCAAGTAACTCTGTTTAGTAAAACTGCTCTAAGTATGAAACCGGCACCATTGAAGGTAAACTCAAACCCATAAGGACACCACTTCAACAACTCTGCTCTTATCTCTACTTGCTTACTCATTGTATGCCCCTTGAATAAACATCGGCTGACTATATCTCTTTATTGTGTTGCGGTGGCTTTCTTCTGAATTGCCAAGAGCGACAACTAGAACTTCAGACAGCATCTCAAGAGCTTTTGTGTATGGCATATTGTTGCGCATTGCATTCTCAAGAACACTTCTCACTATTCCATTATCGGCATACGCTTTCTCCATCTCAGGAGACATCTCATCAAAGTATCTCATCTTAACACCTTCCCGATGCTTCTTCAACATCACTTCTAATATCCATAGCAGGCCGTAGCGTAGTAAAGAACTTTTGATCATCACTACGACAGAACTCAGTGCACAGTCTCGACTTTCCAATACTGCGATTACTCACAATACACGCCTCACATCGTTCACCTTGATTAATTGCCTCTGCTCTGATAAGCTTACTCTTACACTTGCACTCTGATATACCGAATACCCAAAGTGCTAACGATTTTAGTAATAGATAAATTGTATTCATTGTGCACCTTCTTTCGCCTTTTCAGCTCTAATACTTTCGAATCTATTAGCCCAGAAACTAGGCAGACTATCCGGAATAGCTACACATCTACACATTGGATGAGAAGGCATAGGGGTAGTTATAATCTTTCGTTCAGACTTGCTCCAAACAATCTTGCCGAATAGCTTAACTGTCACTTCTGCAATAGCAGTATCTACAGGAAAAATGCCACGAGAGGCTGGTTTCGCTTTGTGGTCATATAGTCTAGTCTCTATTTTAATCATCTCTACACCTTCTTCTTAACTACTGCATTCATTTGACTGCATCGCTCGCTCTTTGCAAACGATGCGTTTTGTTAACCCTCTTCACTCAGTATCGCCTTATACTCACCTTCGCAAAACGTGCAAGTCTTCGCCGTATCTACATGCTCAACCAAATCACGCTCATACTCTTCTGCGCCACATATAGTGCATGTGCCTGCGATTTCGTCTTCTGATTTCATTAGTAGCTCACCAGTATTGTGTCGCCAGTAAACTCAAACACGCCGAATCCATCCACAGCAGAAACCTGACACGTAACATCCATACACTCATCACCGAAAATTCCCGAATACACCCAAAATAACATGTTGCCCTCCAAGGCTATTGTGTTTCTCTCTTCTTAATTAATATACTACTATTACACATCAAGTGCAAGGACTTTGTGCATAAAAAAAGAGCTGACGTTTTAAGCCAGCCCCCAAAAGTAGATAAGCGTTGTGGTTTCGCTATTTTGTCTGCGCCTCTTTCAGAACTGCCAATACTTCGCTTTGAGGGAAGTTGAGCGTCACTTCATTACGACTATACGCGATCACTTGAGCATGCTTACCGGCTACGATTTGGGATAGCTGGTCAAAGCATCCTTTATAATTCGTGTCAGCAAGAACGATGTCTGATGATTCGTGATTGGGTGAAATAAAGATACGAGTCTGATTAACACCAGGAACCGCACGAGCGGAAAGCTGAGTGATAAGCTTATTTACACTTGTATTCTCAGCATATTTCTTAGGACAGATAGCTTCAAGAACTTCTTCAAGGTCTGGAACATCTTCTTTGTCTTCTTCAGTGATTGCTTTTCCATCAGCTTCAAGCTCTGCAATACGAGCATTGAGGCCAGCGACAATATCAGATTCATTGACAGGTTCAGAGTCTTTGCCAAAATTCTCTGCAAGGTCAACAAAATACTGAGTTGTATCAAGCTCTTTGCCAGCTTCTTTTTCTGCAAGCTTAATAATTTTATTGAGAGCGTCAACAAGCTCTGGCTCGTTTTTAGGCTCAGAGTTAATTAAAGCGCCTTCTTTTGCATTCGTAAGATACTCAAGGACACCCGCAAGAGTCTCTTGGCTCGTTGCCTTAAGTACTTCTTGGATAATCTCATCATAGTCAGTCTGTTCAAGATTCGCCGTGATTGTTTCTGTGTTTTCGAGTTCTCTAATTTTTGGTATTGCCTGCTCAATAGTCTCACATCCGATAATTTCAACTATTAGACATATTGCTTCCGTTTGAGAAACGCATACTTTATCTAGCTTTCTAAAGTGTTCCATTGCGGCGACCGTTGTTTCACAGTTAGCAATCTCTTTAAATGCGTCATTCTCAGCACATGCAAACTTAAAGCCTTCAACCATATTCGTAACAGTTTCTTGTAGTGGCGTTTCTGGCACTGCTCCTACAATTCCAGCAATATCACTAATAACCTCAAGAAGAGTTCTTCGCTCTTCTATTAGAGAAAGGTTCTCTTTGCCAGCATCTTCAAGCTTAATCTCAATAGCAAGTTTCTCATCAAGAAGCTCATCTTTTTTGGTCGTAAGCTCTAATACTTGTGCTTCTAATTCTATTTTTGTAGCCATCTCTACTCCTCAGTAAAGTTAATGTTAGTTCAATTCTTTGCGAGCTTCTAAATACGCCTGATGTCGTTTCGGGAACTCTGCTGGAAACTCTTTTCTGAATTTAGCTTGCATCTCAAGGTCAGCGCCTTTAGGGTCAAATGCAGGAGCCCACTTGTCAGCACCAGAAGAGCCACCATTGCCACCAGCGCCACCACCTGAAGAGTCACGACCTTTTACAATGTTCTCAAAATCTTTCATTTCACGGATTTCAGTAACGAGGTCTGATACTGGTTTAGATGTTTGCTGTCCATTCTCATCAAGAACTACAACATGAGCAACATTCTTATCATCAAGGATCGCTTTTAATCTACTCTTGAGATAGAGGTTTACCGCAACATTGGGAGAGTCAACAAGCTCTTTGCTTGCAGAAGCTATCGCAGCAATAAGCTTTGTTTCTTTCGTTCCTTCTGTAATGCTTGTGTTGAGAGTGTTAACTTCACCCTCTGCTTTTTCACGAGCTAACTTCTCTTGATCATAAAGAGTTTTAAAGTCGCCTTTTTTCTTAAGGGCTTCACGCTCTCTCTCTTCGAGCTCTTCCTTTTCAGTCTTCAGTGTGTTGATTTCGCCATCACGGTTAATCTTGCTCTGAAGGATACGCTCTTTGTGCTCACGGTGTTTCTCTGCTAACTCTAGCGCCTTGAGTACATCAGCGGAGTAACTACCATCATCGTCATTAAGTACATAACATTCCTTCTGCTCATCAGTGAGCAATTCAAATTCTTCTGCTGTCAACTTAGCCTTAAGCATAAGCTCTCCATTGTTGGGGGTTTCTTTAAACAGTCCTTATTAAAATAGTACTTTTACACACTTAATGCAACTTTTACCCTGCACGTTTATACTTCTTCTCAAGCTCCTTGATAGAAAAGGGAGTATTGTCCTTTTTCATCAGTGATCTTATTGTTACTTTTGGATTCTCTCTGTAGATGTCAGCACGAGTTTTGCCGAGCATATCATTCAAGAACCATTCAGGCTGTGGAGTACCGCCAGTGTATTGACCTCGTAAGAACTCATCATAATTCGTACCGGCTGGAACTTCTGCACGCTGAGTGCGTTTCTTCTTAGCGCTCGTTTTGCTGCTTGATTGTTGACGTTGAGTTACATCACTCTTTCCATCTTTGGCTACTCGGTAATCTAAAGGGTCGTCTCCACCGATAACAGGGATTCTCGTACTTCTACAACCCCAATGAAGGGGAGGTATAGGTGCAGTAGGATCATTGATATCCCATAGAGTACCATCGTAGCTTGCACAAATCATTGTAGTTCGATTGTCAAGAGTGGCAACATACTCAATTTTACCTATGACATCTTTGTTTTCACGCCAGACTTCTTCCCGTGCGTTTTGGCTGATTGATTGCGTTACAGTTCTCACCGTTGTCATCACATCGCGCTTATGTGCAGTAGGGACGTATCCGCCAGTGTAATACGGTGAACCAGTAGCAGGAACAACACGAGTGCCTACGAGTTCTCCAAGAATCTCTGCATTGCTTGAGCCGTTTACATAGCCATCTTTGATAATCGCATCAATAGATTTAATATTACTTTTGCCAAGTTTAGCCACCAACTGTCTACTAGTTAATGTTTCCTGTTTGGCGAAGTCTGTAAACTTCACATTCTCAGTAGCCTTTTCAATGGCGCTTACTGTTGGAGTTACAGCAACAGTTCCAGACACATCAGATATCATCTTTACTTCGCTATCAACGTCTAAGAATGATAGTTGAACGGCTGTATCTTGAAACTCCTTAGTAAACTTCACCAAGTTATTATTCAGACTACTCTTCAGCACTCTCAGCATAGACTCTAATTGCCTACGCGAATAGTTTTGAACAGAACCGCTCTTGATAGCCTTGTTGATGGTTGTAATCTGTGAACGCAAATAAGCATTCACATCATCTTCAGTGCCAGCAATCCACGCTTCACGCAGTCCGACTTTTCGCAGTTGGTCAGCAGTTGCCATTACGCCTCATCGGGAAAGTTAACGCCGGTTAATGAATCTTCAACACCCTTTTTAATATCTTCATCAGTCACTTCAGCAGGGATAATACCTACAGACCGATAGTAATTCACAACAATCTCATCACCAATAACACCACGTAAACTAGATGCAAGAAGCCCTGCAATAACAGCACCATCTGGAGAAGGCTTAAGCAACTCTGTTTTCATCTCAATAGTAGGCTCAACCTCTTTGCCACCCATGAACGCATTTGCTGTGATTATAGCCTTAACGTAAGCTTGAGCAACACTGAGAATAATACTACCCATGATAGATATATCACCAGCATTCTTGAGGCGTACCGTTTCGGCACTTTCAACGCCACCGCCACTATTCGTAACTAAACGAGCTCCGAGTTCTATAGCTTGATCTCTGAGTCGCTCAAGCTCTTTATGGTATCCAGTAGAATTAAACGTAACTTGAGCAAGTCCAAATGTGGTGCCTACTTCAAGCAAGAGTATTTCAGTAGTACCGATTACTAGGGGAGTTTTTTCATACTTCTTAATGAACGAACTTGAACAGCCCGTTGCATATGGCTGTGGATTTGAATTGTAGTGCATACATTGACGCATCTCTGCATCAGTACGATAGTGAGCAAGATTAGTGTTCGCAATCTTCAACACAGGAGGCTTCTCCACTTTATCAATTGCAGTACCACTTGCAGATATCAGATAGAATGGTAAGAAGTCAAGATGTGTGCCGTTTGCTTTGATCTCATACTCATCTTCTACAATCTGATTAGACTTATCAACAACAACACCCATTGCTTTACCTTCATCATTGAGATATAGCATGCGATAGTTCTTAGCCTCTTCAATCTGATATTTATTCTCTGAATCATTAACGAGCTCAACAAGAACTACAAACTGAAGAATCTTTTTGCCGCTCACCTTCTCAGTGCCCCAATTAATAATGCTCTCAGCGGTATAGAAATTGATAGCAGCTTGCAGGTTCTTATCTGCAGCAACAGTATTCTTCTCAGCTTTAGGATAGTCGACAACCAACCCGCCACGGCCAACGGTTGTAACATTGCCTGTAGTAAACTTCATCTGCTCATAGAGAGTAGTGCCAGCGCCATCAACATTCGTTTCGAGGTAATCAACGGCACCCCAATCATCAGTATTAATTACTGGAGTCTCTTTAAATGCCAGCCCTACAAGAGCTTCAACAGTGCGTTCAGTGAAGCCAGCGAAGTTTGCACGATCCTTGTAACAGTCGTATTCAGGCTCAGTCATTGCAACACCTGGAAGCGGTAGATATGTCTGTCCACCCTTCTTAATCTCCTCTTCGCCAGCTACAGAAGCTCTACATTTCTCCCATTTCGGCAAAGCCTTATCGTATTCTGGATGCGTTTTACCGGCAAAGCTCCATCCTGTGTTTTCATCTGGCATAATAACTCCTTTTTGATTTGCGTATATCTATAATCTACAACATGCACACATAATCACACAAATTAAGCCATGTGAGATTGTATCCGACCGTATTTAACACCCTCAACTGGGTATCTGCGATTGATATAATAACCCGCTGCATCATTCGGGTGGTCAAAGCCTCCGTCTTTATCAGGAGCGCCGTTGTCCTTGTATGTCTGAGATTCAAGAGCCCTTACTTGAACAGGACATTTTGACACGTTGATTTTATAGGATATCTTACCGGCACTCATAAACGCTTTATTCATTGCAAGTATTCTATCTTTCACAGCAGGATTACTCTGAGGCGCATCAACATAAAACCCAGCCTCTTCAAGAATAGAGATATCGCTTACACTTGCATTATTCGTTTTGCGAGCTTTACCACTAGCATCAGGATAAACGAAGATCGTAGGGAATTGCAGTGTCGGAAACTTAAGCCGTATTGCATCACACATTGAAGGAGTATCAAGGACGCCTGCAATCTCATCACATGCACGAGGTTCGCCGTCCTCATTCTCCTTGTGGATTATTGCAGTCATGTTATTAACATTGAAATCCATTCCTATGTGCAGGATATCGCCATTCTTGATAACGTCTTTACAGTCGTGTGTAGCTCTGTTGAAGTTTGTGTAGATTCTCATGCCTTCAAGGTTTACGAATTGGCCGTTTAGATAAGCATCAAGAATATCGGCAGGGTATAGTGATTTTAATGTGTCAATGTACCCTTTAGGCAAGTAGGGGTTATCGTAAGTGGAGCCGTGTATTAGTTGATACCCCTCTCTTAAGTTATCACCAGGGTTTTCTTCTTCCTTCCACGTAGCATGAACAAATCTAAACCCTTCAGGAGTAGTGATAACGCCTATTGTATTCTCTTCGCCATTCTCTTTCTTCTGCCTGTTACGTGCAACAATGTTCTTCCATACCTTCTTAGCATCAATAGCCTTTAGTGTGTCCAGCTCATCAACTATTGAATCGGCGACTTCATAGCCGATAATCTTTTCAGGTCTGTCCATAGACTTAAAGCGAAAGCGTCCACAGCCTTTTACTGTTATGATTTTCCTAGAAATATTCGGTTTGTATTTTTTCTTAGATGCGTCAAGGTATTCAATAAATCTAGGCCATGCAATATCAAATATTAAATCATACGTAGGGAGATAGTAGGCAACATCTTGCTTCTTGTTTTGCCACTTCTTTTTAAATGCCCTCATCACACCGCCCTCGGTCTTACCAGAACCAAGGCCAGCAACTAATGCAGGGAAGGCGTACTTTGAATCAATAAACTTCTTCTGATGCTTGAGAGCTTTTTTCTTAAGCTTATATCTCTTATTGACTCTTCTAAGTGATTTAGGAGTTTTCATTCTTCTTCATCACTTTCAACTTCATTGCCGTTTTCGTCAACTTCAACAAATTCAAAACCATCAAAATCATCATCATCATCAAGATCAGAACCATCTTCAGACATTCCAAGAACAGCTTTAGATAAGAATATGCCAACAGCAGGAGAGTAGTGGCCCTCCATCATATTAATCTCTAGCATGGCGTGACCTAATATTAATAGTTCTTTTATTGCTTGGGAAACAAGAATTGAATCTTCCTTGTCTTTGTTGACTTCGTTAGTGTGTGTTTTCAGCCATTCATGCAGTTTTGATTCATCATAAATGCCATTAGATATGAGCGCTCTCTTTAAGCACGAGTATCCTGTGATGATCCTTTTTTTTGTGGAGCCCTTTGCGTATCTTACTTTATCCTCATCTTCGTCGCCGTCTTCAACTTTTATAGAATCTTCGTAATCAGCTTTATCTTCATACGACTCAAAAGAAGCAAGCCCTTGCTTACAGTCTTCAACAATCTCAAGTATTCGTTCAGGAGGATATTTCTCAGCGTTCTTGTTTCCTAGCTCACTCATTTAGCACCTCTCAGATATGCTAATTACATCACTCTCAGGTGACTATACTACTAATATACATTTAGCACGAAACAAAAAAAAGACACCTCCGAAGAAGTGCCTTGTGGAATTGTGTACGGTTTGATAATATTAAAAGAAGTCCATATTGCCCAAAGCTCCATGCACTGCCTGTATCGCTCCTTCGTATCTTGCAATCCTTCTTTCATAATTAGCATTATTTTCTCGCTCGTCTTTAATTCCACCTATGAGCGCGTGCTTTTCTGATTCAAGAATCTTTATTTGATCTCTCTGGTCTTTTCGTATCAACTTACCTTCATGAATCTCAGTTTCAAGAACCACTATAGCACCTTGCAAGTGTTTTCTTGCAATAAGAAGTCCATTGTGCTCAGACTTCAAAGCCTTCTCTCTCTTCTGACAAGCTGCCAACTCTTTCGCCAACTCTGCATTCGTTTTCTTCTTCGCCATCTTCACACCTTTTCTTGTGCACCATTGCACTTGTTACTACCAATTTCCCCACATGGGAAATATGGTCATATCGCCGTTGTTATGTATAGAAAACTCAATTCCCTTTACATAACAGCCTAGATATGTTTACTAAATATCTTCTTCTTGTGAGGACTCTGCAACGCTATTATGAACTGTTTAGCAATATTGGCGTATGTAACAATGCTATGCACCTTGCGCTTCCTTGCTACTACTGCAAACTTATCTGTTGCATCGGTTGCTCGGATCAAGCTTTCATTAAACTCAGCGTTTGCCATAGCGATATTGATTGCGCGTTTACGCTTCACTTCAGACTCTTCAACCTTATTCGCCTGGAGCGCTTTCATAAACCACACTACCAAGAACACGCTTACTACTGCTAATACAATTAAATAGACGTTCATTTTAACCTTCTTTGTTTTCGTGAATGTTTCCTATTACTTCAACACCTTTTCTAACATCTCCTATTGGATATATGTATGTTTTATTGTCACATGTTGTGCCGTAATACCATGCAAATTCACACCTGTGCTCGTTGTGCTTACAGGTGTATACCGCGTCAAAACACTTTACCACGTCACCCTCAAAAATATCTTTTCCATTCTCATCTTTGAGGCCTGTGAGTTGGCCTACAGACATGATGCGAACCTCTTCAGGATAGCAGCCATCTCGCTTAATTCCAATAAGGCCAAGCTTTCCACCTGCAAGAACAGGAGCGTGAACTAAATCACCATATATCCACTGTGATGTTTTTAGTGATATACCTCTAAACTTAATCTCTCTCACTATACCCTCCAATTAAATTCTCTTCTTTAATCCAAAATTGCCCGATAACTGCACGAGTTCCGCGCCTCGTAACCACGCTCTTATCAGTTCGCTCTACCTCTATCAATCCGCGTATCTCAAATATTCTCGCAGATAAGCGGAAACACCCGAACTTGTCCAACGCCTCCATCTGTGTGATTTGATTCCCTGCCTGCATCCAATTAAAGATGTCTCTCGCTTGCGGTGTCATTGCTTATGTCCGATCATCTCAAGGCACATATCAACGGCATCCATAAGATTAGAGGTGTCACTATAGACAACACTATCTTTATAGAGATAGTACCATCCATCAAAGTCTAGTTTTAATGAAACCTTTGACTTGAGACAATAAGCCACAGTGACGTGATACTTTCGGAACTCTTGCACCTCTTTGGCAACTGTGTCACGAGTTACCTTCTTTGTGTCTGACATAAACCCTCCAAGGTTTTTATTTACAGTTAACGATTAACCACGACACTCCAACAACCGCCACTAAAAACGCCACCATTGTAAGCGATATTAGTAACGGCTCAAATATTCTTACTGCCTCGCTCACGATATACCAGCGAAGTCTTCAATGATTCCAGTAATAACACTTGACCGGTTAGAAGATTCGCCTTTCTTCTTTTTCTTTGCTACACTTTTATCAACATGCTTAAGAGCCTTCTTGCTCACAGTAATATTAATCTTCTCTTTTTTATCTTTCTCTTTTTTCGTAGGAGCTGCCATTCAATTTCCTTTTTATAGGTTTTCGATTTTAACTAGGTATTCATTTACTTCTTCTTCTGTCAAGTACCCCAAAACATCATCAGTAAGCTCAGTTGAATATGTGAGGCCTCCTTCGTATAACACAGCAAGCTCGTATGGCCTGTCTTTTGATGTGTAAAACCTACCACCAGTAATAACGCTTGCCCCATACCCATTGTCAAACTTTACTGTGGCATGAGTACCACCAAGAGAAGCTTCGTGGTCACTGAACTCTAAATCTTGAACTTTCATACGCCCTCCAAGGCTTTGTTGTTTGTCTACGTAATTAATATACTACTATTACATGATGATGAGTATAATTATCTTACTTTATTTCAATGCCCTGAATGTACGCCATATCTTTAGCCTTCTGCCGATAGTAAGCAGACTTCTCTTCTATCTCACAAAGCAGCATCTTCTTAGCGGGCTGTTTTGCCAGTTCTTCAAGTCTACCCACCTCAACTACTCCATAGCGTTCAATCAAGGCTTCTCGGTACTTCGCAACCTCTCCATGCCCGTACTGGTTTTCTCGCTTACACTGGGCGTGTACATTAGTTTCCTCATACACTGTATTGTAGTTGTTCTTCTGAGGGATAAAATGCCCCGCGTCCATATCCCTAAAGTAATGAG